TGCTGACCGCCTGCCTCGTCTGCGCCCACGATCTGGCCCCAACCGAGCTCCGGACCTGCCTGCGGTGCCTGGCCGGGGTCCGGTCCGCCCTGGCACGGGTCGAGGTGCTGTTCGCGCTGTTGCCGTCGATGCTGGCGAACCTGGGGGCCGCTTCCGCGCTGGACTCGGTGCTGGCCCGGGGCGGGGACGATGCGACGCTGCCGGGCGGGGACATCCTGGTGATGATGGGCCCGGGGTCGAGCGCGACCAGCTGGGAGCGGACCCGGGTGGTCAACGGCGTCGAGGTCGTCGTGGCGCATGGACCGGCCGGTCAGCCAGGCGACCCGCCAGCGGTGGCGTTCGAGCTGTGGACCTGGGCGGGGGACTGGTGCGAGGTGCGCCGGGAGGACCCGGCGAAGGTGCCGGTCGACGTGCCGGCCCTGGTGGACTGGCTGAGCATCCGGGCGGGGTGGTCGGCCGATCACCATCCGGCTTGGGACGAGTTCGCCAGCGACCTGCGCCGGATCGTGGCGCGACTCGAGGACGTGACGGGGACCTCGGAGCGGCCCGAGACGGGGCCGCCGTGCCCCTACTGCCGGGCGTCGCTGCTGCGGGAGTGGACCGATCAGGGGCTCGCGGACGACTGGTTGTGTGCGCGGTGCCGACGGGCGTTCAACCCGCCGCAGTACCGCCTGGCGGTCATGGCGTCACTGGAGGCCGAACAGGCGTGATGCTTGCGTGAGCGCGGAATCCATGCCACCCTGACCCCCAAGTCCGGCGTGCCACGAATCAGGCGGCCGGACTTCCGCATGTCCGGAGCCGGGGAGGTTGCGCCCGTGGCCGTCGCCGTCGCTCTCCCGAAGCCGCTGTTCGACCTGGCGCAGCAGATCCTTCTCCGCCGTGACCGCCAGGCCGAGATCGACCGTCGGGTGCCGGAGCTGTGGGTCGAGCGGGATCGGCTCGACCGGGAGGTCGACGACCTGCTGGACTTGTGGTGCGCGGAGCGGGCGCGGGTCTGATGGACGTGCGGGCGCTGGTGACGGTCGGCAACTTCACCGCCGAGGCTCATGTCGAGGACTGCGGTCCGGATGCGCTCGCCGACGCGATGCGTCAGGTGATCACTTCGGCCCTGACGCTGTGCGGCGAGGTTGCGATCAAGGCCGCGGTGCTGGAGGCTCCCGATGCCGAGGGCTGACTCCGGCTGGCACCGCAAGGTCGACACGGCGGCGGGCCGGGCCCGCGAGGCGCAGTACCGCTCCCGGGACCATCGCCGCCGGCGGGCTGAGGCGAAGGTCGAGGTCGAGGCTGGCCGTGCGTGCTGCTGGCGCTGTGGGCGCTGGCTTGCCCCGGGGAGCCTGTGGCATCTCGGCCATGACGATGTGGACCGGTCGGTGTACCGCGGGCCCGAGTGCGTCTCATGCAATGTGAAAGCTGCCGCTCGGAAGGGCAATCGGATCGCCAACGCGCGCCGTAAGGCCCAGCGCTTCTACGGCCCGCTGTCGTCGCGGTGACCGCCGGCCTGGCGGAGCGCGCCGTTCTCGGTGTGCAGACCCCGCGGCTGTCGTGGATGCCGGTCGGGGAGTGGGACTACACCACCGCCGAGCGCTGCATCGCGTGGGCTCGTGACGTGCTCGGGTTGCACCTGGACGACTGGCAGGTCTACCTGCTGCGGCAGATGTGCGCCACCCGGGACACCGGCAAGTGGGTGTGCCGCCAGCACGGGACGGTGTGCAGCCGACAGAACGGCAAGTCGTTGGTGCTGCTGATCCGCTGCCTGTTCGGGCTGATCGAGCTCGACGACCAGAAGATCACCTACTCGGTCCACCACGGCGACACCGCCCGCGACCTGCACGCGCTGGCGTGCTCGCTGCTGATCGACCCGGACACCGACCGGCCCCGTCCGGGCATCCCGCCGCATCAGACGTACAACTCGGCGGGTCGTGAGTCGATCAACTTCGAGAACGGTCGCGCCCTGCGGATCAAGACCCGGACGTCCAAGACGGGTCGCGGTGTCGGCAAGGTCGACGTTCTGGTTTACGACGAGGCACAGGAACTCGACGCCGACGAGCTGGACGCCGTCGGCCCGTCACAAGGTGCCCGGTCGATGACCGGGAACCCGCAGACCTTCTACGCCGGTTCGGCCGGTAACTTCCAGTCGGCCGCGTTCGCCCGGCAGCGACGCCGAGCCCTGGCCGGCACAGCGGACGGTATGGGGTTCGCCGAGTGGTCGATCGACGACGACGCCTACTGGGCGGCGGACACCTTCGAGCGCGAGGCGATGGTGGGCGACCACGCGCTGTGGGCGATGGCGAACCCGACATTCCACGTCGTGCGCCCGGACGGCTCCGGCGGGATCTCGACGGACTTCCTGGCCGATCAGCTCGAGCAGCTCTCGCCCGGCGGCTTCGCCCGCGAGCACCTGGGCGTGGGGACGTGGCCGAAGGACGACGGGCACGACTGGGTGATCCCCCGCCTGGACTGGAACGCGCAGGCCGATCCGGAGCGGGATGTCACCGGCGTGCCCCTGGTGCTGGCCCTCTCCGCGTCGAAGTCGGCGCGGCGGGCGTTCTCCATCGCGGCCGTGACCGGCACCGCCGACGAGTGTCACGGGTGGCTGGAAGCGCAGGGCACCGGGTCGGCGTGGGTCATCCCCGACATTCTGCGGCTGATCCGGGACAACAAGGTGTCGGCGGTCCTGCTCGACGACGCCGGCCCGGCGTCGCCGCTGGCCGACGAGCTGGCGCAGGCGCTGAAGGACACGGGCGTGACGCTGCACCTGGTCTCCGGCCGTGATGCGGCGCAGGCGATCGTGGCGCTCTCGGACGCGGTGACCGCCGACCCGGCGTCGTTCACGCACCGCGGTCAGGTCGAGGTGGATGCGGCGCTGGCCGGGGCGAAGACGAAGACCTTGGGTGACGGCCTGTGGGTGTATGACCGGCTGCACTCCGAGACCGACGTCGCCCCGCTCGAGGCGCTGTCCATCGCCCGCCACGGGTGGGTGCTGTACGGGCAGGCCGACTCCGACTCCTGGGGGTTCTTCGAGTGACGAAGCGCCAGGTCGTGACCGCTGCTCTCGTGCTCGTCTTCCTCGGATTGGTGGTGGCCGCGGTGGGTGTTCACCTGCTCGCAGGCTTGCCGGTCGGTCTGATCGCCTACGGCGCGGCCGCTGTCGTGACGGGTGTCGCGGTGGTCACGCTGTGGGCCTGATCGGGCGGACGCGGGAGGCGCTCGGGGCGACGCGCTACTCGGTGAACGACTACGCCGCGTGGGTGGCTCAGTCGTTCATGTACCAGGGCAACACCTACGGTCTCGGCCAGCCGGTGCAGCAGACCCTTGCCGGGCAGACGGCGGAGCGGATCGGCTCGGACTTCCCCGGGTTGGCCGGGGCATACCAGTCCAACGGCGTGATCTTCGCGTGCATGATGCACCGGCAGCTCAACCTGTCGGCGATCAGGTTTCAGTACCAGCGTCTCGCGCAGGGGCGTCCGTCGGAGATGTTCGGCGATACGTCGCTCGAGCTCCTCGAGAAGCCCTGGCCGGGCGGCACCACCCAGGATCTCCTGACCCGGGTCGAGAACGACGCATCACTGGCCGGTAACTCGTTCCATACGACCGAGACGGGCCTGGCGAACCTGGGCGGCGACGGCGGGCGGTCCTTGGTCCGGCTCCGGCCGGACTGGGTGGGGATCGTCCTCGGCAAGCGCCGGTCCGGGCTGGGGTCGGAGAAGCTGGGCTACGTCTACCAGGAGGGCGGGTTCGGCGGTCAGGGCGGCGAGGTCTACCTGCTGCCGGACGAGGTTGCGCACTACGCACCGTTGACGGACCCACTGGCGTCGCATCGGGGCATGTCGTGGCTGACGCCGGTCATCCGCGATGTGCAGAACGACGGGCTGATGAGTGCGCACAAGCGAGCGTTCTTCGAGAACGGCGCCACTGTGAACCTGATCATCAAGCACCCGCCGGCGATGACGGGCGAGAAGGTCCGCGAGTTTCAGGAGAAGCTCGACGCAGGACACAAGGGCACCGCGAACGCCTACAAGACGTTGCACATCGGCGGCGGCGCCGACGTCGTGCCGGTCGGGACGAACCTCAAGGATCTCGAGTTCGCGGTGACCCAGGGCCACGGTGAGAACCGGATCTGCATCGCGTCGGGCGTTCCGTCGCTGCTGATCGGCCTGTCGAGCGGGGCGGACGCCGCGCAGTACGCGAACTACTCTCCGACCCGGCGGGCGTACGCCGACGGCATCCTGCACCCGCTGTGGCAGAACATGGCGGGCTCGTTCGAGCCGCTGCTTCGGGGTGCCACGCCGCTGCGCCAGAAGGGCGTCCGACTCTGGTACGACACCAGGGACGTGCCGTTGCTCCGCGAGGACGAGAAGGCTGCGGCCGAGATCGTGTTCCTCCAGGCGCAGACGATGAACCAGCTCATCATGGCCGGCTACACCGCCGAGTCCGTGCGGTCCGCCCTGCTCGCCGATGACCTCGGCCTACTCAAGCACTCCGGGCTCTTTTCGGTGCAGCTCCAAAAGCCCGGCACCACCGACACATCGGCGGAACCTCCCGCCATCGAGGAGGCACCGTGACCGTCACGCACGAGAAGCGGGACACGACCGCCTGCACCGACCTGATGCGCACCGCGCCCTTCACCCTCACCCGCGACGAGGGCGAGGACGGCGACGGACTCACCCTCGACGGCTATGCCACGGTGTTCGACCAGGCGACGGTCATCGACTCGTGGGAGGGCCGGTTCAAGGAGGTCGGCCTGCCTGGGTCATGGAAGCGCACGTTGCGCGCCACCACCCCGAAGCTCCAGTTCGACCACGGGATGCACCCGATGATCGGGTCCATCCCGATCGGACGGATTACATCGATCGCGGAGGAGGTGGCCGGGCCGCACGTCATCGCTCGCTTGCTGGACAACTGGCTGGTCGAGCCGGTCCGGGACGCGATCGCCGAGGAGGCCATCGACGGCATGTCTTACCGGTTCGGTGTGGTCCGCGAGGAGTGGCAGGACGTGGACGGCACCGTCCTGAAGATGGACGACGTGCTGCACCGACTCTGGGACTCTTACGACCTCGACGAGGCCGAACTGATGACCCGCTACCTCAAGGAGGTCAAGGTCTCCGAGCTTGGCCCTGTGGTGTGGCCGGCGTACGCCGGCACTTCGGTCGGGGTCCGCTCGAAGGTGACCATCGACCTCGCTGCGATCGGGACAGATCCCGACCAGCGGAAGACTCTCGCCCGGGCCGTGTTCATGGCGGACCTGGCCGAGCGCAGTAACCAGCATGACGACGATCCGCAGACCACCGCGGCCGCGACCGGAGCCCCACCGTCTGTTGACGCCCGGGACTCCACCGACGACCCGACCGGCGAGCACCCGTCTACGCCCACTCTCCGCGACCGGATCGCTGCCGAACGGCACGCGATCCAGGACGCACTCAACAGGAAGGGAGCTCGTCGTGCCTGACATCGACGAGAAGCCGGCGGGACTGACGCTCACCCTTGAGCAGACGACCGCACGGCTGCGAGACATCGAGGACGAGATGAGCCGCCTCGAGCGGCGCGACGACCTCAACGACGACGACGAGGAGCGCTTCGAGACCCTCGCTACCGAGGCCCGAAGCCTCACCGAGCATAAGAAGAAGATCGAGCGCAAGGCCGCGCTGACGGTCGTCAAGGAGGCCGCCCGCGGTCGCCAGGGCGGTTTCGTCGAGAAGCCCGTCGTGGACGACGAGTCTGAGGGCTACGACGCCGACCCGATGCGGGATCACCGTTCCAGCGAGGACGTCCGCACCGGCAAGCTCAACCCGTGGGACCTGTCGAACCTGCGCACCGCTGGGCGCCAGCCTGAGCAGATCGCCGGGGAGTACCGCAACCGGGCGCTCGACGCCGTGCAGAAGATGCGTGGCGCCACGGACAAGATCCGTTCCGCTGCGACGGACATCATCGAGCTGAACGACGACGAGGACGGCCGGATCTCCCAGCTCGCCCTGGTCACCTCGGACCCGGCGTACTTCCGGGCCTTCTCGAAGATGGCGAAGAACCCGAACGGCGCGGACCTCCTCCCGGAGGAGCGGGCCGCGGTGGCCCGGGCGAAGCAACTGCAACGCGCCATGTCCCTCACGGACTCGGCCGGTGGCTTCCTCGTCCCGTTCCAGCTCGACCCCACCGTGATCATCACGGCCAACGGGTCGGTCAACCAGATCCGCCAGGTGGCACGCACCGTGACCGGTGTGTCCGACACCTGGCAGGGCGTTACCTCAGGTGCGGTTTCGTGGTCCTGGGACGCTGAGGCGTCGCAGGTTTCCGACGATGCGACGACATTCGCACAGCCCGCGATCCCGGCGTTCATGGCCCGGGGTTTCGTCCCGATCTCGATCGAGGCGCGGCAGGACGAGGCGAACGTGGCGACCGAGGTCGGGCGTCTGCTCGCCTTCGGTAAGGACGTGCTCGAGGCGGCGGCGTTCGCCACCGGCAACGGCACCACCGCTCCCAAGGGTGTCATCACCGCACTCGTTGCGGCCGGTGGCTTGGTCACGTCGGCGACTACCGACGTGCTGGCCATCGCGGACATTTACGCCCTGCAGGGTGCCCTCCCGGCGCGTTACCGGATGTCGGCGGCGTGGCTCGGCAACAACGCCATCTACAACCGGGTGCGTCAGTTCGACACCTCCGGTGGTGGCGGGTTCTGGACGAACCTCAACGACGGCCGCCCGCCGTCGCTGATGGGTCGCCCGGCGCTCGAGGCCGAGGACATGGACGGGTCGCTCACGGCCCTGGCCGACAACTACGTCCTGGTCTACGGCGACTTCTCCAACTACGTCATCTACGACCGGCTCGGCCTCACCGTCGACTTCATCCCGCACCTGTTCCAGCAGACCACCGCTGGCACCGGGTTCGGTCTGCCGACCGGGCAGTCCGGTTGGTTCGCGTACTACAGGGCAGGCGCCTCAGTTGTGAACACAGGTGCATTTCGACTGCTCAACGTCACCTGATCGGGAGCTGATCTCACATGGCAACGGACGACAAGACGTCGGTCAAGGCGACTCGGGGCGAGAAGCTCCCCGAGTACTCCGACATCGACGACATCAAGGGCACCGAGCCCGACCCGCGGCTGGACAACCGCCGCGGGCCGGAGCGGCCCCCGCTCGAGAAGTTCCCGGCCAAGCCGGGGCAGGTCAGTGGCGGGGATCTCTCCGACCAGCCGCGCAACTCCGCGGACGTCGACAAGGCGATCGCGGAGTCCGCATCGAAGGACAAGGTCGAGCGCAAGGGCGCGCAGTCGCTCGGGCCTGTCGGTCTGGGTGAAGGCGTCGGCGGCGAGAGCTGATGGCCGAGCAGCTGAGGTGCGTGGAGCCGTTCTCGTATGACGACAAGAACGGCACGCCGGTCACCGTGGCGGCTGGGCAGGTTCGTGCGTCGAACCACCCGGACGTCAAGGGCCACGAGGCGCTCTTCGAGCCGGTCGAGAAGGCTTCGGAGCGTCAGGGCGCGGGAGCGTCCTACGCCGCCGAGCGGGCGACCGATGCACCTGGTGAGCGTCGGGTCCTGACCGGTCCGGGATTGCCCGGCAGGTAGTGAAGTTCGACCCGGCGCGGCTCCATGCCGCACTGGCCTCCGTGCCCGCGGGCGCCTGGTCCCTGCCGTCCACGTTCGCCGAGACCCGTGTCCATCACGGGTACCGGCGGGTGGTGCTGGTGGAGGCCGGGCGCCCGCTGGGCGCGGCCGAGCCGTGGCGGTTCGTCCTGGACGAGCTGGCCCCGGTGTTCTCGGCGTGGTTGTCGTGGATCGACCCGGGTGGGTTCATCGTCCCGCACCGTGATGCGGGGCCGTGGCGGGAGCGGTGGCAGGTGCCGGTCCAGGCCGCCGGCACCTGGCATGACGATGTGGTCACTACTCCGATCGACGGGCGTGCGTTCCGGGTGGAGCACTGGCAGCCGCACGCGGTGACGAACCGCACCGATCAT